CATTGACACTGCGGGCAACGTAGCTTGAGCCAAGGATTGGCGTCTTCATCAATAGTTACCGGCGTAAATGTTAAAGCGTTGGCGGTTGGCCACCAATGCGTACGGCAGTGCCATCACGTCATCTGGGTTATTGATGCGTTTTAAGTCACGCTTAGAAGTCATGGCAATGCGCTGCACCTGTGGGCTTGGCTCAACGCCAAACTCGGGGGCAAACTCCATGGCCAAGTTGTACGTGAAAGCGCGCAGATAACCAGGCGGGTAGTACAACACCGTTGACAAAGTTGCAGGATTGTCTAGTTCTTCCACCGAAACAAAGTGCCATTCCAAATCCTGTGTGGGACGAGGATAGACGTACATCTCAATGTCAGGAAACGTCATGTTGGCCCACATGACTTGTGGGAACGTAGACGTTACAGTCTTAACAGCAATACCGTTGTACTGCTGTTGATTGATAAATTTGATGCCATACGACACGCCACTAGGCGCTTTGAAGTATGTAGCATCATCAAGCAAAACGGGGCGATTGCCTACAAAGTCACCTGTAGGGCCAAGGGTTCGGCTAAGAACGCTAGACGGCCATGTAAAGACCTGATCTTGCGTAGAAAAGACAGACAAACGTTCTGTGTTCCAGCTGTCGATCATCTGGTTTAACGCCATCAAAGCGTCTTGAGAAACCGATGCAGATGACGTCTCACCTTCGGCTAACACACCCAACAAACGAAGGGAGCGATTTATTTGATCGCCTGCGGTGTACGTTGTCATGTTTAAACCTCTTCAGTGGTCACTTTTCTACGGCGTTTAACTTCCAGCACGTTCACGGGAGCCGCTTCAGGTTCAGAAGGCGTGTCTGGATTGTAGCGTGTCCAGCCATTTTTTTCATCCATTTCCATCTCAAGTTCCATTGTGGCAACTTTAGCGCCGTGGACAGGATGTACAAGTGTGATGTTCATAATAGAAAGGGGGTGATTAGCCCCCTTTGGTTTAGCTTGCGCCGTGGATAACGCAAAAGTTGATGACAACAGCTTCTGACAGCGAGCCGCCAGAGATGTTGCGCAACGTAATGCTGACAGAACCAGTAGCAAGCGCGTTAGCAAATACGTTGTATGAGCCAGCGGTAGCTTGACCACCAGAAATTGTCAAAATCACGGTGTCATTTGCGCTGATTGTGCTGTTGTTCAAAGTGAACGTCGCATTGGTAGCGGTAGCCAAAGACGCATTGTTCATTGTGATGCGGCCCATAGACTTGTCCAGCGTTACCGCTGTGGACTTGCTTGTTGCCTGTGTCACAGTGCCTTGCGCCGAAGCAGCGTAGCCGATTTCCTCGGTTGCGTAGCATGTGCTGAATTCAGGATCCAGATATGCGACGCCAGTAGCTTTGGTATTTGATGGCATGATTTTTCCTTAAAAGACGGGGCCGAAGCCCCATCATTTTCTTAGGCTGTTTTGTAAACAGTGTAAGTAGCATCGCCAGTTTTACGGAATGTAAACTGAGCGCTAGAGGTAATAGCCACGGCCACGAAAGCGTTGCCGCCATCGGTGAGGCCAGTAGCTGTTGCCAAAGTCACAGTACCAGAAGAAGTACCAGTGTTGATGATGTTCAGCGTAAATGTGCTACCAACTTTTGCGCTGGTCACAATCGCGTCAATAGATGCGGCTGTGGGCAAAGTGTAAGTAGCAGCAGATGTGCTGGGGTTAGCAACCAACCAACCACCGGTCACTTGAGCAGCTGTCAAAGTTGCTGTAGATGTGGCAGTTTGGGGGGCGGCTGCATAGCCCATCGTGAGTTCAGACAGATTGCCGTCACCAAGTTGGTAACCGCCTGCGCCATTAGGTAAAGCCATGATAATTTCCTTTCAATGTGAATTTAAATCAACCCCAGATGCGGCAAGCCATCTGTGGACGAATTGTGTTAAAGCCATACAAAACGTCGATACGGCAAGGCATACGGTCGTTATTGATGTCGTACTGGCGAACCACACGCAAGGAAATACCGTTGTGAACTGCGCGGGCAGCCATGTCAACACCTTGTGGCAACAACAAGTCAGCCGTAGCAAACGTGATGGCGTCTTTATGGTAGACCAAGTTCTGTGCGTACTGGCTAGAAGCCGCGCCCACAAACACTACAGCCTTGCCAGATGCAGGGAAGCTGTTGACAGTAGCCAAAGCGTTGTCAGAAGTGTAGATAGGAGCAACAGTGATGTTGCCTTCGCCGCTTGAACCCAAAGTCACGTTTGCAGTAGCAACGAACTGGAACAAGGAGCCTGTTGACTCACGGGTTTGTGGGTTAACAGCAAAGCAATCAGCCACAGTGAACACGTCACCGATCTTGACCGTGCCTGCATTACCGCCGCCAGTGATGGCAATGGTAGTTGCGCCTTGTGTAGACACAGCAGCAGACAAAGTCGCGCCAGTAGCGCCGCGTGAGCCAGTTGTGAACTGCTTGATAGACTGAGACATGTTGATCTCGTCAAAGCCCAACACGCCAGTGCCCATCATGCCGTTCTTAAACTGCTTGCTGATGGTGTCTGTAGGATTAAACAGACCTTTCATGCCTTCAACCAAGCCAGCGTTAGCGGCAGGGTTAACAGTAGCGTAACGGGGAGACATTACAGCTGCGGCTTCGTTCAGTTTTTGCTGCGCTTGCAACAGAACCAAAGAAGTAGCAGGCGTAGTGCCAGGCGTGCCAACCGAGTTACCAATGCTTAAGAAAGAGTTGGCAACGTCAGCATCAATGGAAGATGCCAACTGGCTGATACGAGGCTTTAACACACGCTCTGCGAAGTCGTCCAATTGCATGGTCAATTCAGCAGATGTGAAATTAACACCGATGTGCTTTTGTGAAGCAACAGTCAGTGTGGTGAACTGCTCGTTGTCGTCTTGCACTTGCAAGGCGGCGCCGTCAGTAACCAAAGCGCGATCAGGTAAACGGATACGCAGTGTAGAGCCGATCTTTGCGCCTTCAACAGCGAAAGAGTCGTCATACTGGCGGTTCACGTTACGTGTGATAACAAGGTTGTTTTCCAAGATCTCCAACGCTTTGCGTGTGATCATGTCAATCGTCAAAATACTATTAGACATATTAGTCCTTTCAAAAAATTAGCGGTTGCGTTGCGCTTCGTACTTTTTCATCTGGCGAGCGCGTTCAGCTTCGATCCACTGCGAGGTTGTCATGGACTTGATTGATCTAGGATCAGTCGTGTCATGGCTCGGAGCGCCGGTTGAACGTGCTGTTACCGGACTAATCGGTGCTGGCGCGTTTGAAGTTTTTTTGACCGGAGGATCAGAGGCCAATCTGGCTTCAATCTTTCCAATCTCTTTTGCCTGCATGAAAGGCGATAAACGGGAGATTCGAGCTGCTTCCTTAACATTAGATCCTAAGTAGTAAGCTACCTCGGGGCCAACGTCAGACTCATAAATCGCTTCAGCCATTACCTCGGTGATGGGCACGTTAGGGTTACGGGCTACCTGATCGTAGTCGTCGTACTTGTCCCTGACCTTTTCCTCACTGTCGGCATAAGCCTCCATGATCTCAGCTTGTTGCTTTGCGGCATCACGTTGGGCGACAAGTTCTTGGGCTTTCTGAAGGGCTAGTGCTTGCGCATAGTCTTCAGGGCTTGTAAAACTGTCAGCACTCGGTGCTTCCGCTGGCATAGACCTTAAAGTTTGCGTCTCCGCAGCCTTTGTGGCCTGATCTCTTTCCCATTTGCGCTGTTCTCTTGCGAGGCGCTTACCGATCATCGCGTCAATTTCAGCTTGCGTATAAGTTTTTTCCGCTGGCTGGTCTGTCTGCTCTGTCGATACTTCCGGCGTATTAACTTCGGGTTCAGGGGCAGCCGTTGCTTCCTGTTCCGGCGCGGGTACTTCCGCTAAGATTTCATTGTCCATTTTGAATCCTGAGATTCCCTGGTCTACTGGGCCAGTACAGTTTTATGCGTTTAAGGCAGCAACCTTATCTTGGAACGCCTTAATACGGGCGTCAAGGGCTGCTCGGTCTGCTACAAGTGTAGCAGCTGCTTGTGTTTGTTGTTCGGCTTGCGTGGCCAAAGAAGTGGCTTGGGCTGTCAAACGTTTGGCTTGAGCATCCAATGCGGCTTGTTGGGCAGCGCTTGCTGTATCAAAATCTGCTTGTTCCTTGGCCAACTCAGCTGCGCCGGCGGCAGTTTCTGCGGCTTGTGCTTTGGCGGCGTCGGAGGCTGTTTTAGCGTCTGCCATGATGGCTGCGGCGTCTGTACGGGCTTTGGCCAGCTCGGCTGTAGCGGCGGTGCGGTCGGTGATGGCGTCTTGGGCGGCGGTTAGCGCGCCTTGGCGTATGGCCAATTCGTCGCGCAGGGCGGCCATGGTCGCCAAGTCAACAGGCAACTGTTTGGTGAAATACTCAACGTAATTCAATGCGGGGGTGTCGTTAGAGACTTGCATTTTGACCTCTTAAGAATAATAAGTAACGTTAAGTTTGGCGCTTGCAGCTTGCTCAATGAACTGGATCTGCGACAAGTCGCCATCGTACTGCAAAGTCACGCCAGCTGCCAAGGGCATACCAACAGAAGCTGTGGGGGCCGTACCGTCATCGCGCCAGCGCACACCTTGCGTCTCAGGCGTAATAATAGCGATTCGGGGCGTGCCCACCAGGCCATTCAAGTCGCGCTGGGGCACGGTTAATCTGGTGGCAGAGCTTAGACTTGTGATCTGCTGGTAGCCCATTACCGAGGTAATTGCTTTAAGGTTAATCGCCATTAGAATCTCCTTCTCTCGGTAAATGACCGAAGTTTAATCAATAATTCGTCTAAGTATGCCTGAATGGCTTCAAAAAATCCACCACTAAAGAACGCACCACCAAAAAACGGGCCTTCAATCATACGTCTTCAGAACCAGCGTACTGCGTAAAAGTCTTCAGAACACCATACATAGCGGGGATTAAATCACCCTCTAGGTCTTCCATATTGATGTAATGAGCCTGTTGTTGGATAGAAGGCCATCCCGCTTTACGGGCTTCTTCTGTTGCGTGGATTTCCACTTGAACTTGGATTTGGTCTTTTGTACCAAAAAAGTTAGTAATCCTAGCGTAAGCCTGAGTTTCAGACTGACCGTTGGTTGAGTTAGTTGCGGTTATCTTGAGGGCCATATCAGTTCCAAGGTAGTGGTGCGGGTTGTGGTGTTGGGACTGCCGCTTGTGCAATCAGAATATCCACTTCGTTTTCCATCGCAGATACTCGCTCTGGGCCAAGGGCGGCTTGTGTCCACTCTAGGGCTTGCGCTTGGGTAATCTGGTCAAATGGCGTAAAACTATCTGGATTTGCGGGTAGCAAGTTTACAGAGTAGTTTACCTGTTGACCATCTTTTGCAATGGTGAAGTTAGACATGACTACTGTCTGCGGTTCAGGGCTGTTCATGACCTGAAGTGAATTGATTGTCCAGTTATACATTTGGAATTTCCTTAGTTAATTCATCAAGTTGGGCTTTGAGGTTTTGCATCACAACCCATGCTCCTGTCTTGGTCTGTTGCTCTCCAAGAAGTGCAATCAGATATTCAATTTCTTGCTTAGATAATTCTAGTTTCATATTGTTTCCTTATGCAATAACCGCAAGTTTGCGAACTGTACCACCAGAGTCTTTAATCTCAACATATCCTTGAATAGTCAAAGCCATGTTTGCTGTGTAAGTTCCAAACCTTACGTTACCTGTTCCTTTGGGTGTAAAGATTATGTCTATGTTTGTGTCTGAGCCAAGTGCAGACAATACAGGTGAAGATGAAGCAATAGAACCAGTAGCAGATAAATAGTTAACAGCAGAAGCTGTTGAAGCGGCTCTAAATTGAGAAGCGCCTGATAAATTTTGAAAAAATGTTGCGCTTTCATTTTGGATAACAGTGTTTGCTGTTCCTTTTGATTTCAACAGCAAACTAACATTACTATCGCTACCTTGTGCTGATATAGCAGGAAGCCCCCCTGTAACACTACCCGTTACTTGTACATAGTTAACAGCGGAAGCTGTGTGGGCTACAGTAAATTGTTTAACAAAACTTAATCCATTTGTATAAAAATCATGATTGCCTGTGCCTTTTGCCGTGTAAGCAAAATTTATATTTGTATCTGAACCCTGAGCGCTAAAATAAGGGGAATTATTTATTGCTGCGCCCACTACGTTGATATAATTTATCGCTGAAGTAACGTTTGTTATTCTAAATTGTTCAGCGTATGAAGTGCCTTGAGTAAAGAAACGAAAATTACCTGTTGATTTTGATAAAAACTCAAGGTCAATTGAGGCGCTTGCCCCTTCTGCTCTAATTTGAGGATTTCCAGACGCACCATAAACAGCAACATAATTGTTAACTGGAGTAGTATTAGAAGACGCTAAAAATACTTGACCATTGCCATTGTTAAATTTATGAGACCCAGTACCCTTGGTAGTTAGGTTTATGTCAGCATTAGTCGCTGTGTCTGTAACATTCAGCGTGTTTGTATATTGGTCAAGATTGATTGTCATATTAGAACGTCACTTCGCAAGTTTCCGCACGGCATACCCAGCGTATAGTTGTAGATGCCGCACCCGTTACAGTCACAGCAAGTCCACCATTCGTTGTGTCAGCAGTTAAAGCGATA